TGAAGTGCATCAAGTTGCAAAAGAAAACGAATTACGCATTAAGGAATTACAACAGGAGTTAAGCGGAAATGGCTAGTAATACAGTCGAGCAAATATTTGTTGAACTCTTGTTGAATGCAAAAGGGTATAACAAAGAAGCGGATGACGCGGTAAAGAAAAGTGAAAAGCTAGAGAAAGGCTTAGGAAATACAGAAAAGCAATCAGTCAAGACAAATAAAAGTTTTGATGGTTTGGTGGGTGGTTTGCGTAAAGCGGTCAAGGGCGTTGCAGGTCTTGCTGCGGTCATTGCCGCAGGTACTGGATTGCTTAAACTCGCAGAAGAAGCACGTAAAGCCAATGACGAGCTAAATTTCCTATCTAAAAACTTAGGCATGTCATCGGGTGAAGTAAAGGCTTGGCAAGGTGCTGCTGCTGCTATGGGTGGTTCCGCTCAAGGCATGGCAGGGGACATGAAAGCCCTAAACAGCTCCATGAATGATTTTGTCATGACTGGCGAATCTTCAATGCTGCCGATGTTTAATACGCTCGGTGTGAGCATGGTTGACGCACAAGGGAAAGTGCGTGACACAAATGAAGTGTTGCTTGATGTTGCCGATTCATTCTCAAAAATGGATCGTGAACAAGCTGCTTTGATGGGCCAAAAGATGGGCTTTGATGATGGGACAATCAATACCCTTTTACAAGGTCGTGATGCCATGCAGGAAATGGTCGATTATCACAAGCAGATGTACACATCCAATAAGCAAGAGTTGGAAGCAAGCCGAAAACTGTCTGAGAATCAAGCCAAGATGAGCGCCCATTGGGACTCAATGAAGCTCATGATGGGCAATGCTATTATTCCATTGCTCGTTAAACTATCAGGCATTGCGCTGAAATTCTTTGAGTTCTTGCAACGTCACCAAAAAACAGTGAAGGCTGTGTTTGAAGGCATGGCGATATTCTTAGGTATGTTGGTTGTTCCTTTGCTTGGTAAGGCATTGGTCGCTGCATTACTGTTTATGGCTCCATTCTTACCGTTTATTGCGACTGTTGGCTTGCTTGGTGCTGCGTTTATTGCCCTGTACCAAGATTATAAGGTATGGGCAGAAGGCGGGGAAAGTTTATTTAACTGGGGTGCGTTTAGTGGCTACATTGATAATGCTAAATTCTCGACTGAAAATCTAGGTAAAGGATTCTTACACCTGATCGGTGACTATAAGTCGTGGTCGGAAGTTGCGGAAGATGGTAAATCATGGCTTAAACTGAAAGGGTTTATTGATGAGAACGGTGTTTCACTAACAAGCCTACGCAACGGTTTTGTTAATCTATCTGCTGACATTGTTAAGTATGCAATTCCAACACTAAAAGGTTATGCTTCAATCTTTGGAAAGTTGACGAGCGGGGACTTTAAGGGGGCGATGGCAGAAGCATGGGAGATGGAAAAGAACTATGTTAACAACATTAAAGATTTTGCTAATGCGGTGTGGGAAAGGGCTACAGGCGCAGCGGATATTGCAACAGGTCAGCCTGTGGGGACTCTGAGTAATACGAGTATTATGAATAATTCAAAACCAAGTGGTAATTTTACTAAAGATAAAGCAGATAGTATTGCTCGTGTTGCTAAAAACATTGGGGTAGACCCAAACCATTTGGCTGCGGTTATTTCGTTTGAAACAGGCGGAACATTTAGCCCGTCTGCAAAAAACCCTAACTCGTCTGCTACTGGATTGATTCAGTTCATGAAAGGCTCTGGCGGAACCAAGGGTAAATACTACGGAATGAGTCGAGATCAATTTTCCTCATTATCATTTGATGATCAGATGAAGTATGTTGAAAAGTATTTCAAAGAGCGCGATAGTAGATTCAAAGCAGGTAACGAGAAAAACAACTCTGTTGGTGATGTTTATGGTGCTGTTACTGGTTATGGATACAAAAAAGGAACAGAAGCATACCGCCTAAATAGTGTATGGGATTCCAACAATAACAATGTTGTTGAAAAAGGTGAGATGGTTCAAAACCCAGACTTTAAACGACATCAAAAAGGTTACTTTGATAATGTTTCAACTGGTGCAACCCAAGCCCAGTCCGCAATGCCAAAAAACCAGATCCCTGCTTCAATTGCGAAGCCAGTAACCAACAACAAATCGAACAATGTTGAGGTGAACGTGAATAAAATTGAGGTCAATACAAGCTCTAGCACGATGACTGGTGCAATGGGGGATGCTATCAAAGGTCTTGAAAATAAATTCTATCAATTTCCTATGGGGCCACAATAATGTCAATGATCGGAATGCCGAAGCTCGCCAGCGGTTTTAAAGGCTTGGTTTCATCGGGTGGTAATGCTTTAATCGGTCTCGGTGGCGCTGCGATCATCCGCGCCATCTTTGGCAACGTGTGGGGACTGGTGAACGAGTTCGGTGTACCTGTTGTGCTTGCCGACAACGTACTAGGTCTTTCGTTTCAAAGTGCGAGCACAATTGTTAATGCGCCAATTGAAGGCGGTTCTTTTGCGTCTTACAACAAGGTCGCAACCCCCTCTCAAGCGGTGGTGCAAATGTCGAAAGGCTCAGGGGGTGCGCTTCAACGTGGCGCATTCCTAGCTCAGTTACTTGCGCTTGAAGGAAGCACACTAAAGTTTTATGTGATCAGTCCTGAATTTGTGCATCGAAATATGTGCATTACAAATGTGGATTATGCTCGGTCTGCACAAGAGGGTGTGCAGCTTATTGTGGTAAATGTAAGCCTTGAGGAAGTCAGGGAGGTGAAAGTAAACTATTCATTTGAAGAAGTCGAAGCGCCAAGCGACGCTAAGGCGGTGGATGGTGGGAGTGTTCAACCCAAGGATGCAACCGCGAACACTTCAATTTTAAAAGGTCTCGCAAATAGAGTTACAGGACTAATTTAATGATCCTAGAAATCCCATTACAGCAAGTGCCTAACCAGACTTTTGGTGTCACGATTCAAGGTTCAACTTATGAACTGACACTAAACTCAAGATTAGGCGATATGTATTTAAGTATTGTCAAAGACAACCAACCTGTAATTTATAATCGAATATGTCAGAACAATAACCCGATTGGGCAGTTCATTTTTACCGATATATCAGGAACAGAGAACCCTGTGTATACAGGGTTTAATGATCGGTTTAAGTTGGTGTGGACGGATGAAGTGGCTTAGGCTGCTTCAATCATGGATTTGTAAATATCATCCGTAGCGACTTAATCTATCTGATTCTGCCATTCTTGTGTGAACGTCGTCTTTTACAAGCTTATAGCCTTCACGTGAAGCACTGGCGCACCACATTTCCCAAGCCATATTAAGCATGTCATCTTCAAAACAATTGCCAAGCCATGTCATGTTCTCAAAAGTGTATCCGCGACCTTCAAGCTCATATAAAAATAATTCACGGTCAGTTTTCATCTTTATTTCCTTTTAAAATATTAATTGCAATATCCTTATCATTATCGTGGTTAAAATCCAAATGATATAACGCCTTATCAATCCTCGCTTGCAACTCGTCAATCTTGGCTTGCTTGACATGATTCTGGTTATTTAAGAAAGCCTGTGTTTCAGTGAGTTCTTTTTCAAGGAGATCAATCTTGGCTTGTTGGGATTGTTGGCCTGCATACCAAGCGTTTTCCGCATCATAATCATTATGTATGCGCTCCTGTTCTTCTTTCCAATTATCAAATTCACTCATCTCACATCTCCTTTAGTTCGGCTAGGGTGTTCATCTATTAATCGCTTTCTTTGTCGCACTTCCGACAGACCTTAAATTCTTCATCCGTGAAAATATTGGATTCATATTCCCATGCGTGAATACAGAATAGTTTTCTTAGAAAGTTGATCATTCCACACACTCCAATTCTTTTTTAAATTCATCTTGAGTTTGTTTGTCGCCTAGGGGGAGTAGATTATTTTTGTGTACCAGACCAATATCCTTGGCAAGACCATCTGGGAACATCAAACCATGATCAGAGTAAACCTCCCAGTGGTCGCTCAGCAGCATCATGCTGTAAGCGCATCTAGCGCCCTCTCTTTGCTTTCCAATAATTTGGACAACCTTGCCAATGTTTTCATGATCTGTATCATTAATAATCAAAGCCAATCCACCAACCTGTAATCTGCTCATGCCGCCACCCCTAAACCATACTCAAGGTTTGTTAGTTTTATTGATTTAAATTCTATCTCATGCCGAAAACTTTTGAATGAACTAAAACAGGTTAAGCAACAATGATTTGTAATCACCTCGTGGTTTTCCCCTGCAACTGATTTCAGGTATTTATTTAATTCATGTTCAAAGCCTAGCCATTTCGTTTTGATGCCTGATTCTTCAATGTATAGGTCGGAATCCACATCACCCAAGAACTGCCATAAGTGCATAGTCTGCGGTGTCGCAAGTTGAAAGTCACACACAACCGTTTCGCCTGTAGCAGTGAGCAATTCGACTTTGCTTGCAATATGAAAACTTTGCTCACATGGAATAGTCTGCGTTTTTAGTGCTAATGCTAAATCCCCTTTATGCGCTCTCATCCAAACTTTTAACGGTGTAAACGTGCTTTGTTGTGGGTCGACTCCATTAAGCAGATGGTGCATTTCAATAATGCGTTTAGCTTCGTTCACTTCCCACGACATTTGAAACTTATGAACTTTCTGTTTGATGATTTGTTTCGGGTTGTATTTTCTTTTGGGTTTCATTGTGGGCGCTTCCGTAGTGAGTCTTGCCAGTTTCCGATGTAGTTGAATGATGGTGCGTCACTATGGCAACAGGAGTGAGGATTTTCTGGATTTTCAAAATGAGTTTCACTATCAACGCATGGCTCATCAACCCACCATGTGCATGTTCCGTTTCCCTCCATGCTCCAATGGGTTATTAAGCTACTAGGCGCTTGACTCCAATCAGGTTGCCATTCTTCATTCTGCTTAGCATCAAAAAACACATCAGGCAATTTGACCACACGCTTATCCGCTTCGGCTTGCATTGCGTCGGCATAGCCCCAAGCCAATTGCACTGTGTTTTCGCGGTTATAGTTTGAATCCACTTTACCGTACTTCATAACCCAGTCATGTGCCATTTTTGCTTTATCTAAAATCATTTCTCATCTCCATAGTAAAATTCAATCATTAACTCTAAATTGTGAATCGCTTTTAAAAGGTCTTCCTTGCCGTTTTTATCTGCATGGCGCGTTACATACTTCACAACATTGGCTTGTGCGTAATCTAGTTTATTTTCTAGCGCGTACTGCATCGGCTGAATTTTAAGGTTTTTGTAGTGGCTGCCACCTTCCTGTTTTTGCCATGCTGATTGACGCACCTTTTCAATTTCTGCGTATTGGTCGTTGAGTGATGGCTCATCATCAATAAACGGAAGTTCTTCGGGCTGACTTGACTCAACAGCAGACGCAATCGTTTGGTTATTGTCGCGCTGCCATAAAACATCCTGATTTTTCACATTGAAACTTGCTTGCATCCAATTTGACTCAAGCCAAACAGCTTCAAAATCAAAATCATCTGATCTAAGTCTAAAGAAGAAATTGCCACTCTTTCCTAGGCTTGCATCTTTTGCGTAGTATGTTGCCCCCTCTGGAATTTCAATCATAAAATCATGCACATGGTCTGTATGTACCGGACCAATATAAGAATAAGTTCCATTGCTGTTTTTTCTTAAATACTCTTTCATTTCTTTTTTCTCGATTGGTTTTAATGATTCATAGTAAGGATCATCACCATTAAGGTTTGATAAAATCCATTTATTTTTACCGCAATGATAAAAATAAAGCTCTCCTAATTCCGTTAAATACAGATCATAAAGACAGTTTTCATCAGATACATTCGCGTCTTCTCGATTATTCCGCTTCAAAACAACGAGGTCGCGAAGTTCTGGAAGGGTGATTTCTTTGCATTTAGATTTATCAAAATTTTCCTGTAATTTGCATGCTGTTAAAAAACCACTCTCCATGAATAGAAAATTAACATTTTTATTTCTTTCCAATCCAGAACAGCACACAGCACCAAGATCCTCAAAATAACCTTGAGCCTCTTTGCTTTCCGCTTCGTTATTCACACGTATTTTCAAGTTTTCCATAAATCTCTCCTAATCCGACCTCATCACTAACACAGCAAGAAGCCCATAAAATCGGGCGCTTGTTTGGAATCCAAACGCCCTCGTATTTAATTACTTTGACGTTGCCGCCGCTTATTTCAAATATTGCATCGTGCTTGATGCAGAGGTGCATTAAATCAACTAGCTTAATCATGTCACTATTGTATCACCAAACTTAATCAATGCAAGCTGTTTCCGTCTTTCTTTTCTCATGATTGCATACTCATTTTTGCATTCGTTGCACTTGTACTGGAATGGGCAGGTGTTTTGGTAATCCCATTTCTTTTTAAATATTATAAACTTGGTCTGTCCGTGCCTGTCACACATGCCACTAAATTCCATTAAACCCGACTCAATCGCCTCCACCATTTCAGCACGATTTCCGCTTTGGCGTTCAAACTTGGCTTTTTGCTCAGGCGTTTGTATCTTGGCATTATATTTTTGTGACTTCTCTTTCATGCAAGCAATACATCGAGCTTGTCCGCGACTCCCAATTGTGTACGTGGTTTTGCCGTGATATGCACACACTGCGACAAATTCAGTCAATCCATTTGCTACAGCTTCTTTACGCGCTTTGTTAGCAATGTTCCATCGTTCCTTTCGTTTGATTTCAGCTTCCGTCAATTTCTTGCTTGGCTTGTTTTTCCGTTTTGGTTCTTGTTTCTTCACTGGTTCGATCCACTCGAAATTAGCCAGAACAGATTTTAAGGATTCAAGCTGTTCTTCCGAAAGTGCTTTGCGTGTCATGCACAGGCGAAGGTATGCTGAGCTAATGCCTGCCAGTTTTGACAGTCTGGTAATGTCTGCCCGTTTTGCACGTTCGTAAAACGTAGCTAGCAATTCTGATTGCACTTGAATGGCTTGTTTTGTTTTGTGTTCTTTCTCGATTTTCTGCATTTTCTCTTTTGCTAATTTCTCGCGCTCTTTATTTTGAGCTGCAATCGCTTTGTTCTTTTTTATTGTCTCAGCTTTGGCTTTCTTTTCTTGTTCAAGATCGCGTTTTACTTTTGAGTTGTCAGTGAATTTATATTGACCCAATGATTCACCATGTTTAAGCACAGTTGGCTTATTATGTTTTAACCACTCGTCTAAATCAGGGTTTGATTGTTCTTTGACGTAATACATTCCTAAAATCTCCTGTAAGGTCGGTACAGGCGTTTTAATGATTGTCCTGTACCGATGTGGTGGGTTGTGGTTATTGGGGCTTAAAAACGATTCTTAGGGCAGCAACGACTTGTTTGATTTCGTCTTCTGTGCGCCATACTCCGAACTCCGCGCAAGAATGATCAAATGGGTCATCACTAAATGAGTGTGTCTTATAATAATCACCTTTCAAGCATGTTGGATTAACCCGATAATACATATCACCCTTTTTCGGCTCAAAAGGCGCAGGTACTTCAACACCATTAATTGTGACGGTGCGAGGTTTAAGGCGAAAATCACGCTTAAAATGATGGGTCATATCCATGTAAACCCATTCGCCTAACTTCTCATCGAAGTATTCAACTTCTTGATTATTCGACAACGCAATTAACGCCTCTTTACCGCTAATTAATTCACTCATATCTATCTCCAAAATTAACTAAAAATCACGGTGAATTTAGAGTAATAACTCTCTCCAGTTCATGTCACTATAGTATTGTATTTATAGTATATTGTCTAATTACTTTTACTTATATTTATATATAGTATGTATAAGCATTTCTTATAGAAATGCTTTTATTTTATATATTTCCTATACCAGAAAAGCTTTATCTCTATAAGAAGAATGCCCCAAGTGGTATTTTTACTACTTTTAGTAATTATTCTCATTTAGCAAATTAAGCGTAAATTTATGGGATTTCACCGTGGGATTTGGTATAATAATTGAGTGCCTAGACTAGCTATCGAATATCGGGAAAGCCTACCGATTGGCACACTAATTTTTTAGGCTATAGCAAAGGTTAGTTATATGAGCAATGAGACTGTTTTAGATTTTGGATATGGCTGTCTTGAGGTTATGCAGGGCGCATATAAAGATAAGTATTCATTAATGGTTGGTAAAAATGGCAATGGTATTATTGGTGAAACAATATCAAAAGATAGATATGTAAATCCAGACGAGCTATTAACGGTATTTACATTCTCAAATGTCGCAAGTGTTGATGTTGTTATTACTCAGCTTAATCAACTCAAATATAATATGGAAAATAAATTGCCATACCATGTTAAAAATGAATATGGGGAAATTATACAAACAATTAAACCCAAATTAGATTAATGTTATATTAGCCCTCAAACGAGGGCTTTATTATATCGACGTTCCGCATATCCTTTCATTTTATCCCAACTATCACTATTCACCACATAACCACGCTCACCGCCACGAGTTGTACGCTTCCATGACAAGCCGTATTTATCCAAAATCTGCGCCACGCTTTTAGAAGTATTCGCAGGCATACCCATGCGTAACAATTCACCGCTTTTGGATTCACGCCATTGACCGTATCGACTTGGAATCAATTTAAGTGATGCAAGCAGAAATCTATTATTATTATCGCTCACACGGCTGATAATTGCGTCACATTGCTCTTTTCCGAAAAAGTCGGCACTCACATCCATTTCGCCAAAAACATTCTTTACAGCGCAAATCTGAGCGTTATAGAACTTACGCAACGCAATGTTATTTTCCTGATCTTCAATGTCGAATGAATAACCCAGTAAACGTGCGAATCTATCCAATGTCGGCATGTTCTCAAACATATCTATATTTTCATCCACAATGTCGTGATCCAACCCAAATCCCAAGCTAGAGCGCACCTTAAACGCGATGAGCTGCATTTCTTCGTCTTCCGTGGTGTTTTGCTTGCTTTCAATTTCTCTTGCTGATTCTGCGCTGATATTGTCTGCATTGCGTATTGCTGCGCGATAGGTGGTTTTTAGCTCTTTGGATAGTGCCTTCATTTGCTCAGATAGAGAATAATCCACGTTGGCAATAAAGCCTTGTATCATCTCAAAGCAGTAGTATTCCAAAAACCAAACAAAACCATTGGCAAAGTCTGCCCTGTACATTTCTTCTGTGGCTTCGATATGCGCCTTGAATTTCGAGTATTCATTTTCCTTCATGGTTTGACCTTCTAGCATTGCTGCCTGACGCAAGCCTAACAGGATACTGGATGCGTTCACATGCTCATATCGTTTGTTATTGGCTTGCAAGCAAACGTGATAGTGTGGCACGTAACGAACCCGACCCAGCATTTGAGCAAAGTCACTGAAACAAATAGAGTGCCCCGATGCCATCCCTGCGATCATAGTGAAGTGTGGATTACCTTTATGCTCCACTGAAACGCCACTTGAAATGGCAGGGCTTGCAATCACCATGCGATACTTGCGGCTTTCTTCTTCGATGTTCTCTAAAAAACTTTTGATCTGTTTAGTTTTGCTGTTTTTTGATGTGATGGTCAATATTTCGTATTGTTCACCAAACATTTGTTTTAAGACTTCCGCACGTTCTGCACTCTCAACTGAAAACCAAACATTGCCACCGTTGTTCAACTCAAGTGTGACTTTGGTCAGCAAGTCCGCCCGATCACCATACAGGAAGCATTTACGAGAAGCATGAACCCAATTGCCGTTTGTGTCTTGCCATCCTTTGCGTGGGATTTGTTCAACAATGGTAAACGTCTCATCTGGTCGAGCTTCTTGCATGAAGTCTAATGTTGTCTGGTCAATCGAGGCATCGGCTACAATGACTTTTTCGGAAGTGTTCACAAGCTCTTTCAAGCCAAGAAATACCGCTTCCTGATTAGCACCCATAACTTTGCATTCTTTCGATGAAGTGAATCGGATGTTTTGTGATCTCGTCAATGGCAAGGTTTTGAATCCGACCTACAAATGACTGTAACTGCATGGCTTTAATGCTTGGCAAGCAAATAGCCATACGATCCGACACTTCTGCTTTTTGACTGGTCATGTCGTCATAGTTATCAATGCCTAGTTTTTTAGACAGATCCGCAATCAATGACCGTCTATGAGCAATTGCCCCGAAAGTTTTGTCTTTGATTTCTGAAAATGGCGTAATCACATTTCGAGTCTTGCCTGAACCCATTGGAGCAAAAACCAAACTAACAGGATTGCTTGGCTTAAATTCTTCAAGCGAAGTCACCACAACATGCTCATGCTTACCCCATGACTGCGGACGTAATGCAGTTGTAGCCATACGCTTACGGTTTTGAATCGCCCACTGTACGCGGCACATAATGCTTGTGTGAGTGCGTGGATTTAACAATGGATGAGCTATAAATTTACGGATGGTTTCAATATTCATAAAGGCGGGCACTTTATCTGACATGCGAACCGCGACCACTAAAGCAGCACGAGCAACATCCAAAGGTGCGTTTGACTCTTCTAGCACTTTTTCAGCATCATCAATATATGGCAAGTCAAAAGCATTAAAATAATCAGTATCGGTATCCTTTGCATAGTATTGGGTAGGCAGAACTGCACGTTCATATACAGCATTTAGGTCGCCATTTTCATGATACAAGTCATTAAAGTCAGTGGGCTTGCTAGTGACATCCGAAAAGATCGGATAAACCACATCAGCATCTACAGCGCAACTAGCCTTGTATGCTGATTTTAAGCCTGTATTGGATTTCTTGTATTGGTCATTGTCGGCACATATCACGATACGACATAATGGGTATTTTTTGCGGACATACTTAGCTACATGTTGCAAGTTCCCTGCATCTATACATGCAAGCGTATAAAGTTGTGTGGCTTCATATAGAGTTGCACCAGTCGCCCACCCTTCGCAAAGTAGAATTGTATGCGTGATTTCCCCAAAGTCGTGGTATGCAGCAAGCTTGTCCGCACTTCCGAGCAAAAACTTGTCGATCATTTTGCCATTCTTGTAGACTCTATCTTTAAAAATAGCTTCTAGCGAAATAAGCTCACCATCTTTATAAAGTGGAACAATTAGAGCATCCTTCTCAATCATCTTTTTCTTATCATCATTCCACCAAGTCCAATTCGAAACTCGCGTATTGTGTGGCATTACGTCTTTTTTGACCAAATACGGATGTGTCTCGCACGGCTTAGCATTGTTCCAAATTTGATGTGCCTGATTCTTAGCACTCGCATAGCCTTGAATAACTTTCTTTTGTTCTTCTTGTGCTTCAATTTCAAGTAATTTTTTGCGTTCGGCACGCTGCTGAATGATGTGCGGTGACACTTCTTTCTTGGTATCATCGAACTTAAAGCCACTATTTATTGCGTAGTGAATAAGCGTACCTATACTTACTGGTCGCCCACCATAGCCCTTACGGAAAGTTTTCCATCGTGATTTAATATTTTTGCTGTCGTATGATGATCCTAAACTAGACCATGCGTTCCAGAGGTCGAAGCCTTGCTCCCCAAGTTCCGAATATAAAGCCATACCAACACGAATCCACTGTTCTGAGTCTTCATAGTCAATAAAACTTAATGCTGTCCGAATCGTCTCGATTGACAGACCTTCAAAATCTTTCTTCACGTTCAACCCCAAAATCGTAAATTTTTGTCTTAAAGTTTGACAATTGTATCGTCAGTGATACTATTGTATTAATACTAATTAAGCAAGTAAATTTAAAGAGAGACATTATATGAATTTAATCGAAGAATTAGGCTTAGAGAAATGTAAACAGATTGTTGAGGGTGCGCCTGATTGGGCAGATATTTTTTGCACATTCTCTGATGAGTATTTTATTACAGGGGGTGATGAGCCTGAATGTTGTATCTGTCTTGAAAACCTCCGCACCGAAATTGCTAACCACGAACGCACGGATACGTGTAGCGACATCAAAAACCATCTAAGCCCAAATACAAAGGTGATTGAGAGATGAAAGAGATTGAAATGGGCGACCCTAAAGAAATTGAAATGCTGCTTAAAAATGGCGCTTTCTTGGAAATGAATCTTACTGAGTTGCAGCGAGAACATGCTGAACTTATTGCCTTCAATACCAAGTTGGAACGAAAACAAAATGATGCTGAAAAAACTGCAAAAAAATACATGCGTAAAGTTTTAATGATTGCCGATCTTTTGCGAGACCCCTTGGACAGAGAAATGACCCTGAAAGCTATTCAAACAGTAATAGATCGGGTGGGTGAGCAATGAAAGCAAACCTAAATGACGCGACACATTACAACGAAAGAAACGATGAATATTGGTTGCTTGAAGATGGTGTTTATTACTTGTATTTAAATGGTTTTTGGCAAAGATCAAAACCTAAATTTAATGGGATGGTGGAATTATGAATTTGATTGAACAGCTTGGCGGTTATGAGAGAGCTAAATCAATAGCTGATTGTAAATCAGGAATAGTCCATCCAACGCAGCAATTGCTTGATGCACTTTTAGAATACCGCCGCGAGCATAATATTTTTGAGGTGGGGGATTTTATTGTGCTTCTGCATACAAATTATAGAAGTGATGTGTTTGCGCTAACAAAATCATTTAAAGAAATTTACGATGAGAAAGGTATAGTTTACCGTCACGCAACCGATGCAGAAATCCAAGCAGGGCGTAGACTATGACCTACACCCTTCGACCATACCAACAAGACGATAATTCATTGAATTAATCACTTGATATTGCTATAATTATCTAGCAACTAGGGCGGCCACCCGAAAAGAATCTTGTCAATTCCTGTTGCTTCTACTTCCGACTACCAAGACAAGGGATTCTAAAATTGAACAAGTTAAACACTCAAGATTTTATTGAAAGATCAAATATCGCGCACAATAATGAATATGATTACAGTGAATCTATATATCTAGGGAGTTCGCTTCCTGTGAATGTAAAGCATAAAAAATGCGGTATGACTTTTAGTCAAAACGCAGGAAATCATATGAAAGGTCATGGGTGTAAGTTTTGCGCAAAACAATACATGAGCACTGAAATTTTTATAAAGAAGTCGAGAGGAATACATGGAGATTACAGGTATAGTTACAGCCAAACCATATATAAGTCAGCAAAAGAAAAACTAAAAATATTTTGCAATATATGTGAAAAAGTATTCACACAAACCGCGTCTGATCACATTCAGGGATATGGGTGCAATCACTGCGGCGGAACAAAAAGAAAAACATTTGACGAGTTCCAAGAGAAGGCAAAGAACATTCACGGGAATGGTTTTTCATACAACTCAGAAGATTTTAAATCACTAAAAGAGAAGATGGCGATTAAGTGCAATTCATGTGATTCGATATTTAAACAAACACCTAAAAAACACCTAGCTGGAGATGGTTGCCCTAATTGCCGAACTGAATCTATGGGTTGGAGGAGGAGTAATTTTATACAATTCTGCTCAAAGAATAATGGAATGGCAAAAATCTACCTTATCCACTGTTTTGGTGGTGATGAGTATTTTTATAAGATCGGGATAACATGCAACGACCTAAAAACCAGATATTCAAGCAAAAGATTAATGCCGTATAATTATAAGGTTTTGTCAGAAAAAGTCATGGATGCTGGAGCTGTGTGGGACTATGAAAAAGAAATAATAAGGCTAAACAAGTTATTGAAATACTCCCCACTAATTGCGTTTGGCGGATCTGTAACAGAGTGCTTCTCTGAAATATCAAGAGAAGTCTTGGAGTTTTTCGGGGTGCAATCATGATTAAGACTTTGCGCCCATATCAAGAAGAAGCTGTTAGCAGAACAATTCAGTGGATTAAACGCAATAGCGAACCGTGCCTGTTGGACTTGTCTGTCGGTGCGGGTAAGACCGTGATTATTGCCAAGTTAGCCGAAATCATTTTAGGCATGGCGCCGCAAAAAAAGATTCTAGTCATTGCGCCAAACAAGGAATTAATCGAGCAAAATTTCATAGAATACGTGGCACTTGGTGGCGAAGCATCCTATTACAGCGCATCAATTGGAAAATCATTAAGAAATCCTGTGATTTTTGCTAGTGAGCGCACATTTGATAAGGTAGCAGAGGAATATGGTGAGCGATTCTCTACAGTCATTATTGATGAAGCTGACTGTACTACGCCAACCATTAAAAAGATCATTTCAGACATGCGGAAAGGAAATCCAAATTTGCGCGTTATTGGTTTATCTGGAACGTGTTTTGTAATTGGGAAGGGTTACATCTATGAAATTGATGAAAATAACCAGAAGCAAGATAACGCTGTAGATCCGTATTACAAGAAGCTGCTTTATCGCGTAACCACGCTATCACTAATAGATCAAGGCTATTTGACACCATTAGAGTGTCCAGATACCACTATAGCTTATGATGATTCTAATCTGAAAATGCGCGGTGGCAGCTTTACAAAAGAATCACTCGATGAGGCGTTTGTTGGTCAAGGTCGAAAAACATCCGATATTGTGGCGGACATTGTTCGCAGAAGTAATGGAATCAATGCGGAAGGTGTGCTGATATTCGCATCAACCATTGACCATGGTTATGAAATAATGGATAGCCTGCCTGCATATAATAGCGCATTCTTGACGGGTAAAACACCAAAGGTAGAACGTGAACAAATCATTGCTGATTATAAGTCAAAAAAGATTAAATACCTTGTGTCGATTATCATCACGACACGCGGCTTTAATGCGCCACATACAAATGCTGTTGCAATCCTAAGGCCCACAGAAAGCGCACGACTTCTTATCCAGATGGCAGGAAGGTCAATTCGTTTATATGACGGGAAGGATAAGGCGCATCTTTGGGATTACGCAGGAAATGTGGCAAGATTTGCGGAAAAATCAGGAACAATATTTGAACCTGATATTCAAGCCTTTGGTGAAAAGCCATCTGTAAAATATCAAGTGATTTGCCCTGACTGTAATAATGTAAATGATGTCGCACTCAGACCAAACCCTGATGTGTTCGGGATTGACAACTTTGGCTATTTTACCGATCTTACTAATGAGCGCGTCGAGTATGAAGGTCAGCAGTTCCCTGCCCACTTTGCTAGACGTTGTAGCCATGTGGAATTTCTTGGGAAAAACCGAATGGTTAGATGTGACCATTACTGGTCATATAAAGAGTGCCCGAACTGCAATGAGAAAAACGACATTGTGGCAAGACGTTGCACATCCTGTAAAACGGAATTAATAAATCCCAATGCAAAACTAATCGCTGAATTCAAAGCCTTCAAAAAAGATTTAAGTCAAGTACAAACGGATGCAATCAACTTTATTCGCAAGAAAGAGATTATTACAAAGTCAAAAAATAATGGGCTACAAATCAGCTTCGGAACACCTGAGCGTATTGTTCAAGTGATTATGTCAAACAAGGTTATGCCGAAATTCTACGACCTGTTTTTAAATAGTGACTTTGCACCAAAAACCATTACATACAAAAAATCATCAAGTGGCTATATGCACATTTATGACTTTAACCGTGAAACTGATGTATCAAAATTTGAGAGGGAGAATGCACATGATTCATGATGAAAGAATCGACACAATTAATCTGCATATCCACTTAGGCAAGAAACAAGGACTTGATGTTTCTTACTTAATTGAATTGCGCTCACAAAGATACTTAAAATCATGGGACTTGTATTTATGATCAAAACCTACGGACAACAACAAACAGGCAAGCAACCAAGTGAAGCAGCTGAGATGACGACATTCTTCAACCAACTACAAAAGCGTTATCCTGAAATTCATGCACTGGCTTTGCATGTACGCAACGAGGGAAAGCGCGACCATAAAGACACCAACATCATGAAGATGCAGGGCGGTTTTGTAAAGGGTGCGCCCGATATTGTAATTGCAGGAAGTCCAACATTTCTATGTGAAATGAAATCAAAGGCTAAGAGTTCAAGAACCTCAAGAGAACAGGATGCCTTTTTAGAACGTGCAGACCGTACAGGCTGTTTTTGTTGTGTGGCTTATGGCTGGGAAGCTGCTATTGAAGCTGTAGAGGAATGGATAAAAGAAAACCCCTTATAGGGGTTTGATTCCATAAATGACTAATTGCGATTCTGTAAATAAATATGGGCTTGTTGATAGCAGCCCACTAATTTTACTGTAAACAAAATAACCATCATCGGTTTTATGAAAGTAGTACCCTATGTTGTCGTAATGCGTCGCCCCATCAGGTGCATTGCTTCTAATCTCATCTAATGTCATAACGGGGATACCTTAAATTCATTAATAAACGGCTCATAGTTTATTATTCTTTTCCATTCGTCACAGGGTGATAGGTATGTAAACCACTTATCACCCTCAAACTTCCAGTATTCGCCTATGCTGTCAATGTGGGTTGCTCCATCGGGTACTTGCATTTCATTTGCTTGTGATGTTATATTCATCTTACTCAATCTCCGCCTTAACAGTTTTCTTTGTTAAGGTATTTTTTTGTCTGAATGCTACCAATGTTACAAAGTATCCGTTTGGGGTTTTGACGCGAGAAAACTTTTTACCTTGGCGCTGTCCGTGGTAATACAAAGCACGACCCATCTGCGGAATGCTGTATTCTAATTTCTCATCAACAATTACGTTATCCCCGATCTCAGTCAGATTGGTAATTTTGTCGATGAAGTTAAGTAATTCTCTTGTCATTTTAAATCCTGAAAGTATTCCAATATAATAGTATTATATACATAAAAATAAATGTTGCAATAGTATTGGTATCTGTTATTATAGTGACATACACAAGGGGATACGCTATGAGAGCAGCAACTTTTAACTGGTTGAATACAGTAGGTGATTTGAAAATAAAAGGTAGTGTTTTGCGATTCACTTTATCAAGCACAAATAACTATAACGAGCTTGAGCAAATTACCGCAGATGTTCAGTTAGATTCAAATACTGTTGAAGCATTTGACAGCGCAAACCCTGAAAACGGTTTCGACATTGAAGTTCCGCAAGTTAAAACACGCATTTGCACGGTGTATGACTGGGATAATGTATACGCTATCGAAGGTCAACCATTTGAATTGACTGCTGATCAACACCGTTTTTTAAATGAATATTTAGATGAACTTTTGGAGAATTGAGAATGAGTATTGCAACTTTAATTTTAGGTCAGTCTGGAACAGGCAAGTCAACAAGCCTTCGCAACTTAAACCCTAACGATGTGCTTTTGATTCAATCAATCAGAAAGCCTTTGCCATTCCGTAGCAAAGAATGGAAGCCATTAACAAGTGAAGGCGGATCAATTTACGTTTCTGACAACTCAGAACAGATCATCAAGGTCATGAAAAAGTGTACACGCCCAATCATTATCTTGGACGACATGCAGTACATCATGGCAAATGAGTATATGCGTAGAGCGCAAGAAACTGGATTCAGTAAGTTTACTGAAATTGGCAAAAAGACTTGGGATATATTCAACACAGCGTCACAGCTTGAAGATAGTAAGCGTGTGTATATCTTGAGTCACACCGATGAAAACGATCAAGGCAAGACAAAAATCAAAACCATCGGCAAAATGCTTGATGAAAAAATCACGCTTGAAGGCATGGTGACTGTTTGTATGCAGACAGCCGTCATAAATGATCAATATGTATTTATGACAAGAAACAACGGCAACAATACTGTAAAAACCCCAATTGATATGTTCAGCGATGAGCATATTCCGAATGATCTAAATGCAGTAGATCAAGCAATCTGTAACTTTTATGAAATCAACTAAGGAAGTAAAACCATGTCTTATTCTCTAAACAAAGATGGCGCTAAACAAGCAAACGAAAAAATGAGCGGTTACATCGACAAAAATGGTAACTATTTATTAAAGGTTGAACTGGCTGAATGGATTTCTGGTAAAGCACCAAAGCAGTCACGCGGCATCCGAATTCACATGATTGATGCAAATAAAGCCAAGGCATCTATCGACTTATGGTTTCAGAAAGCAGACGGCACACGCAGCGATATGTCTGCAAATATGCTTGATGGCTTAATGACTTGCCTTGGTCTTCAAAATCTAAGTGAGTCTGCTTTAAATATTGCAGGCAAAGATATGAATACTTGCCCTGAGCTTATGGATCGCATTATCGGTGCTCTGATTCAAACAGAAAAACACGCATACATTAAAGACGGTGAAGTGAGAGAAATTGATAAGGCAATGTTTTACGCTGTTTATCAGTACAAGACCAATCTAACGCCAATTGAGATTCTTGAAGGAAAGACCAGTCCGATTGAACTTGGTAAATTAACAACTATGCTTGAAAACGCAAAACCACGATTCACAAAAGAATATAAAGAGTTGATGAATGGCTCACACCAGTCGGGTGGTAGCTATGGTGGTGTTCCAGAAGTGCTTGATTTGGATTCAGATCTTCCTTTTTAAATAAATAAACTAAAACAAGCTGTCACTTTTAATTAAGTGGCAGCGCATTGGAGAAAATAAAATGGCAACACTTTACGATTTGGGCGAAGATTTAAATTTAATTGTTGAGCAAATTCAAGACCTACTCAATGATGGTATTGATTCAAATGATGAGCGAGTACAAGAACTACTTGAAAAAATGGTAGCTCAAGAAGATGAGTGGGAATCAAAAGCTGTTAATGTGGGTAAATTCCTGAATCAACTAGCTTTAGATGAAAAGCAGATTGATGCAGAAATTGAGCGACTAACCAAGAAAAAGAAATCAATTTCTAGTACGCACTCTGGATTGCATGGATTGCTATTGTTTCAAATGAAAAGTTTTGGAAAAACTGAAATCAAGAATCCACTGCTTAACATTAAGATTCAGCAAAATCCAATATCGGTTGTAGTTAAAGATGAAGCAAAAATCCCATCTATCTATAAAACCGAAAAAACCACAGTCACGGTGAATAAAAATGCTTTGAAATTAGCCCATAAAGAGGGTGCTGAAATCGAAGGGGTTGATTTCATCCGAACTGAAAAACTTTCAATCAAGTAAAAATAAGCCCTCTTAATTGAGGGCTTTTGTTATTTAACGATATTGTAAATAGTCTTGATTGATGAGATGAACTTAATCAGCAATGTAGACCAGTATTGCCAGTTATTCGCCACCTCCTCAATCGACCCCTTGATGTAAGCAAGAACCCATTCAAGTTTAGACCTGCCGCTTAAATTAGCTCTTTCTTCAATTGAGTCCATAGCCTTTGATGTTTCAAGATAGATTTCATATCCAGTTTGAACACCTTGAATTGCGTTGATCGCTACTGTTTCGATTTTCATCATATATTCCTTATCGATTGATCTGAAAATGTGGTTTATCGACAAACGATTTCCAATCCCCACCCCATTCTACCACCACCCCCATCTCTTTAGCTGCTTTCTTCACCGCCTTGGCTACAGAATCAAACTGACCTTTTTTGTTGCTCCAGTCAATGCTTCCATTCTCAAGTGGCGCTAGGTCTACCGCATGACCAGTTAAGTGGTAGCTGTTCATGGTTTTAGACTTGCCATCAGCAACATACTTCCTCTGCGTCTCAATAGCTCGTAAGCCTTCAATAACCATGAAATCATATTCACTAATTTCAATAGCTCGCTTCACAACCTTTACCAAATCAGGATGAACCCCAATTAGTCGATTAATTGATCGGTCCGATAATTGGAATTTTCCAGAATCGCTTACTTTTCCTTGCTCAAGCCCATCAGTATCTTGTGTTGATAGCCCGACAAACTCAGCAATATCTTCAACTTTTGTGCCACCGTTCAGCATACGCAGTAAAGCATTATATTGCTTTTGAGTACTTCCTAGCTTTGCTCTAACGTGATCAAATATAATTTTGCTATTCACTTACCACCCCTTTTATCATAAGCCGTTCGCCATATTGACACAAAAATATTTAAAGCTGTAATACCTAGATAGCCTGAAATTGAGATAGAGATAGCAGACCATCCGTTCAAAATCACAACACCATTTTCTGATCTTGATTGCAAAAACCAAAACATGATAAGTCCTGCAAAAGAAGAACTCGTCAATTTTACTAATAAATTAAACAATACTGTCTTCATAGGGGGTTTAACTTCTGCTTTGTGCAGTTTTTCTAAAAAGTCAACGATACCACCAAAACAAGCAATCACAAATACCGTCAAGTATGTAAGCACTGCCCCCCAATCGAAGTTAAACTCGATCATTAAAACTTTCCCTATATAAGTTTTACTTATGATAAAGCAATATGTTTGTTTTTTGTAGCAATAAAAAAGCCCTGCAAAAGCAAGGCGGTTTTTTATCGAAGTTCTGACCATGCTCTTATTGGGTTTGAGTTTGAATTAAATCTATATGTTGCACCGATTGGGATAACAAAAGTAATTGGTATTGTGCCTAGAGCACCAAAGTCCTCAACATTAATTATAGTGACCCCTCCAACTATCACAGTTACAGGACTAACAGTACCAGAATCGTTAACAGATACGATAGCCACTATTGGTCTTCCTGTGTTGTTTGTGTATGTAGCAGCGCTTGATCGGCTAGATGTTACATCCTGCCAAGTTTGACCAACCCCAAGCATCATGTCATTCAATGCTTTGGCTTGTGCTGCTGTTGCTGCTTGGCTCGTGCTTACACTTGTTAGTGTGTCATTTAACTGAACAGCACCGATAGCCGTTGTGCTTGCATTCGGGAGCTGAGCCACAGGAACTTTTGTATTTGCGTCCAGTGAAGCCACACCGTTTGCGGCACCAACTTTATTCGCTTCTAGCTTGTTATCCTGTAGGGCTCTACCCTGTGCAGCACTCAAAGCCTTTGCGCTGTCATTTGTTGTTAGATTATCTACAATAAAACCAGAACCATTGTATACGCGCCAACCTAACATGTTGCTGTTAGGGTTGTTGCTGTTTAAAGCAATCGTACTTTGGAAAGTTGTTAAATCATCATTGGAGCGCACCAATGCCCCAATTGGGTATGGTGCAAGACTGGCATCAAATTGATACGCATTTCCTTTTTGCATAAAAACAATAGCTTGAGATAAGACATTTAGGATGCCATTAAAGTCTAAACCGTCAGGCGGTTCACCACCAATGTCTTTGGGGATTCGTGTATCAGGCGGAAATCCAGCTTTGAGGGATGCTCGATAAACAGGATCACCAATTCCAAGCTCCAATGGAATTGTGTTTTTGTCGCCATCTTGGGCGAATGGGATAAGGATTAAATCAGGGTTTGCCATTTATTAATTTCCTAGTTGTGCTGTTCCGTTAAGCTGTATCGTGCCGTTTAATGGGAAGCCTTGCAATATTTCTTCATAGTCTACTGCGACCCCACACGGCTCAGGCAATAGCCCCAATCTATAAATGATCATGCGGTCAAATGCAGACAGCCTGCCTTGAAATTGGTACTTTGCTTGCATGATGCCTGTAATTAAATAACATGCAGGCGTTTCAATGATGAATCTCAGTAATTGATTAATATTTGGTGCGGTTGCTAAAATAATATTTGCAGTTGCTTTGGCGAAAATCAATTTTCTGTAAAGGTTATCTGGCAATGCGTAAGCATTAAAACCACCAGAATCGGTTCGAAATGGTGCGACATTGAAAGGCGTAAACTTTGGCTCAGGCAAGTCTGTGTGAAATCCGAAAGATTCTTCTTCTGGATTTTGCAGTGGAACATTTCGCCCAATGCCGACAATGCGACCCCATATATCAAGCCCAACCCCCTGAGCTGTTTCAAGATTCCACATGATACGATAAAAGTCTTGTATGTTTTTAGTTGGGTCAATTGCGTTATGCAATTCTTGAATGATCAACATCAAGCGCGGACTATTTGCATATTGTGATGAGATAGTATCTTCAATTCTAAACATTAGACCACCTCAATATCCGCCAGTGAACACACAGGGAATTGATCCACGCCAAATTCTAAGCGATCTACCCAAGTTACGCCATCAAGACTGACTTCAATTGAAACCAACTCAAGATCGGTTACGCTTGTTACCGCAGACACATACTGCACAGCACGTAAGTTTTGAGCGATACGCGCTCTTGTTCTGCCTGAACTTAATGCGGTCAAGATAGCATTCTTAATGGCTTGCTGATTTTGGAATGAAAGCTGTGTAATATCGAAGAAAGCAATCTTGAATTTTACTGTTGTTGATGTTGGGCGCAAAAACTTAATATCGTATTGTGGCGGTATGACAGCAAGAGCATCATTATCAGTAACCGTTACTTCTGTGTTTCCAGTGAAGCCACAGCCTGATCCTGCTTTAATCAAGATTTGCTCTGCAATATCGTAGTCATCACCCCCGACAACGGAAACCAAGATACTGTGTTGCAAGACTGGATAGTTTGTAATACCCATTGTTACTGGTGCTATAGTGTGATTGGATTTTACCCAAACATCTAAAACATCAGGAAGGTTGGCTATTGATCCGCGAACTGAGCTGTCAGTATTTTTAGAGTTTGCCGATACTGACTCTTGTCTGCGGATCTCAAAATCATCTCGTGATTCTTCCGCTCTGCCTGTAATAGCTGCATTCGGATTTTCTACACGATCAACACCTGCCAATGCCTGAACAATAATGGTGATTGTATTAGGCGATGCTGAAATAGGCCCAACAGTTTGGCACTCGACAATGGCACTTGTTTCACCAGATGGCAAAATAGTCGCTTGTGCTTTTAACACCCAAACATTGCCTGCTTGATCCTGAACCTGAAAACCTTGCGGAATGACCGATCCCGCCAAGCCAAAAAAGGTAACTTGTGCCGCAGAGCGTGTAACCCCTTGTCGAGTTAAAAAATATAATCGAGCAATGGCGTCTTGCCAAATTCCTGTCGCATACTGCGGGTCAATCTGGTTCATAAGCTGAACCATTTGATCATCACGATCACGTAATGTTGCAGTAACAGAGGTTGCAATCTGCCCTTGTGGTGTATTCAACACTTGGGCAATATCGGGACCGAAAGCAGCCACAAACATAGCCCAAAGACCCTGCAATACTTCTTCACTTGGTGGGGCAATAATCCCCTTGTCGGTGACTGTTGGTTTTGGGATCATAGCGCCACCGTTGCCGTGTTATTTTCAATGTCGGTAAATTCGATCATGCCTGTCAATATCCGGTTATTTAACTGATTAAGTTTAATATTAGCAGAAACAACGCCATCTACGGATAATGCAGCACGATTTAATTCGGAACGGTACAGCCCAATCGGGTAGGCGCTCTTGCCTAAAATTGACTCACGATATGGGATACCTTCTAATTTACTGAAATACAAATCACCACGGAATACACGACAAGCAGAGCAAATATCTTGTGCTCGCTGATATGTGCTTGTTGCAGATGCGATATTGCCCTCAACATCGAGTGCTAAGTCCCATGTGTCTGGCATTAAGAATAGTGTGCGTGCCATTGATTAACCCCCTAAAGGCGAAGTATTTGAACCGCCCGACTGTACGCCACCGTGGTTATGCTTATCAACCGTATCACCATCTTTCGTGATCAATGTTCCATCTGCTTTGATAATCAAGCCGTTAATATTTAAATCACCAGTCGTTTTAATATCAATGCCAGATGACTTGAAATGAATATACTGCGTAGGCGCTCCCGACATCATTGTGAACATATAGACTGCGCTATTGATGTCATACTTTCTACGTGTATCGGGTGCGGATAGCTCACCAGTTCTTTTCACGATAGAAATATCACGCTCACAGAATCCACACAAGCCAACATCACCCACTTGAGGGTCAATTACAATAGCATTCGAGCCACCTTGCACACGCAAATAAGGCACGTTAATAATTTTTCCCATCGGATAAACGTTATTTGAGCCGTCAATTTGCTGAACCAATGGAAGGACTTCACAGCGACCAATTGGCGCGAGGCTGTCTGGCGGAACTGTCACACTCAAAATCTTAACAGGCATCATTGTGTGAATGTTTGCAATCAGGTTATTGATGATATACATATCCTGCGCTGCGCCTGCCACTGTCTGCTCAGGTCGTGCATTTAAAACAGGTTGATTATCTTGCAATAGCGACATTATTCTCTCCCGCTGGTGAAGCGTTGCATTCGATAAACCATGCACCACCATCTGTATTGGATTCTATTGTAACTGTTGTTCCGAAAATTCGCCATTGACGGTTGACGGTTGCACCTAAAACACTATCTCGGATTTCAACCAGTCCGCCAAATCGAATGAGTGGGTCGTAAAAGGCTTTGAATGACACACCGCGAACGTCAGGAATTGGATAGCTAACAAGACCAGTTTTTGGTGAAATGATTGGTACAGGGATTTTGCGTGGACCACCTTTCGGACAGATGGCAATATTATTTTGCTCGATATACAAATCAAAGTCGGCAGCATCGGCAATACTTTTGATCATGTTGATTCGTGTGCCATTGTATGTGCCACCATCTGCAATGATTTTTGATGCACCGTTGTTTTCGAACCGGTAGCCCATGTCTTTGCAAATGTCCTCAATCATTGCTGCTGCATCGGTGTTCGCTTCGAATATTTTAGATTGTACAGGGAGCAATGAATCTACAATAGCAGATTGAGATTCAATGTTGAGCGATACGTTTGGAGCATTAGCCATGTCTATTTTAGCGAAAGTAATATTGCCACTGTAGACCTTGAATAGTTCGCTACCTTCCTCGCCTGCTTCAATCAGTATTGTGTTTTGTACCGCGCCCATTGTGTTCCACTGAATCCGCATGAGCTTGAGCATCTTGTCTAAAGCTAAGCCATATATCTGAATATTGGCGGTTGGCGAGACTGCGCCATTACCATTGATGATATTGCAAGATACTCGCAAGCCAGTGGACTGCAATTGATTGTATTCGTTCTCGCTTGTGCAGATTTGATCCTGACCGTTTATTCGGATTGTGACTCGTATGACTTTTCTATTCATTAAAAAACCCTCGTGATGAGGGTTATTGTAACGCTAAAGCTGTGTTTTTGTTACACCACCACCCATAAAATCAAGACTACAACCAATGCAATACATAAAGCCCAATTTAATAAAGCTATCTTTCTGTATTTTGTTTCAAATACTTCGCAATTTTGATTTGCAACCATCAAGTATTTTTGCGTTTGGGTTAGTTGGTTTTGCTTCCATTGAATTGTGTCTCTTAGTTGCTCAACCTTTGTGTGCGCTTCATTTAGATCATTAAAATACCTATCAGACTCTGCTCGTAATTCTGAATTAGCATCTTGCAATTTCGCTATACTTCGATCTAGTTCTGCAATAATATCCCCTTCACTTTGAAAATACCCACCCTTTCCAACCACCTCTAAATCTTTAAGCAACTCCGCTTGCTTTGCTGTGCTTAGACCTGAGCGAAAAACCCCTGCTAAGTAGGAAGCATTTTTACCTAGTCGCTTCGATATTTCACGTTGGCTTAACCCGATTTCTTTGATTTTTTGTTTAATTTGGTTCATTAGGTCAGCTCACTATTGTGCTTGTTTCGAGCGAAAATTGCATAAGCATCATCTTCACTAAAATTGATATCAATTAAGAAAAAACCATTTGGTGCAATTGGTTCCCATTTTTTGATATCACAGTCATCCATCATGGTTTCCCAATCATCAGAATTAACACTGCTTTCCATCCAAAAAGTGACAGTATCTATATTTAATTCTTTTCTGAAGTTATCCCACTCATCTTTGGTTATGTGTTCTTTATCACCAAACATTTCACATACGCGATCAATGTATACAGGGTGCGTCCAAGTCCCCATTTCACTGCGGATGACTTCGGTCGGTTCTAATTTATTCATAGCTATGCTTCCTATTCGGCACACAATTCACTTGCTTGGTTAAACTTGAATACTGCCATCTTGCGCCTACTGACTCGGGCTTTAATGTCTTTGGCTTGACGTTCAGCGTTGTTGTAAATGCAGCCAGTCGGCAGGGCAATCATTAATGCCACTACGATGACTGCGCTTAGGTGGATGTGGGTCATTGGTTTTGCTCCTGTGCTTCGAACATGTCAATGTTGTTTTGAATGCACTTCATAGCTGCAAGCCATCCTTTGTCAAATAAATCATTCACGCTTATTTCTGAGATGTGGCTTTCAACATGCTCTCTAATTGACTTAACTAGCAGACGATCATTTAGTGCCTGTTGTATTTCCGACACCGCTTGGGCTTTGGCTGCTTGCCATGCTTTCCAACACCAACCCTCCCAACTCATTGAGCGTCCATCAGCTAAATTTTCAATAACCCACGCCTCGAACAATTCTCTTTCTTTCTCGATGTTCATTTAAAACCCCCTCATTGCTCGTATTTGGTCAATTTCTTTACGTTGTATGTAGTTGTACTGCTTTGCCCTTAAACTAAGCTCTAGCGCGATTACAGCGAAAAATAGAGCTATTGCTAAATACACCATCCGATTAACCCTCCAAAAAACAAGCCAAGTGCCATGCAAGCCAGTGTTGTTGCGATTGGGTTTTGTTTGTAGTGCATGATTATTCTCCTAATTGTGTCATAATAGTATTATTGTTTAGATAATGCAAGTCATTTTAAAATCTCCAGTAAAATGTCGAGCTGAGCTGTTAATTTTGTTTTTTCTTCAAAAAGAAGGCTGAGCGAATATTCACCCCGACCCCTCAGAGTATATTTTATTCTCTCTAAGCAGTCCTTTAACTCCATGTCAACTGAATTTTTGATTTTCTCAATTTCTGCTTGGGTTTTCATACTTAATCCTCTGTTTAATCTGTAATTTCAACTGTGTAGTTTATTAGTGCTGTGTAGGCACGCGAATCAAGTTCTAGTTTGTACTTTTCAGCAAGGTGCTTGATGGCTAATTCCTTCGCATACTTGTAGACAGAAAACGCCTCCTCTGGAGTTTTGCCCGAACCCAATGTTATCCGCTCACCATTGAGACTCATGCGAGCAATAAAGCTTCCAATTCCTGTGTGATCTACACCTATTGGTAGCTCACCGCGGCTCTTTTTGGTTCGATTCATAAAACGGCCAATCTCAACTGGCAGCAAGACGCATTTATCGTAGTGATATGTCGTATTGGATTTATCAAGAAGATCATAGGAAATCCTAAAACCTTTATTGCTTCCAATCTGTCCCATATACCAATCATAAAAGAATGTGTAATTCTTAAACTTTCTGCAAATGCTCAAACGGCCTTTTGACTCCTTAACCTCATTTAAGATTTTTACCCAAATTGGATAAGGGCGAGTTCCTATTGCTGGACGCTCTTTTTTATTGATTCCAATTCCGCTAATCAACTTCACATTAAATTCCAAAGTGGTAAATGGTAATTTAGTATATCAGAAATACTATAGTGGTAAATAAAAATATCACATAAATTTGCTTTTATTCTATTTCTATTAATTTTAATAATTCAATCGGTTTTTCCTATCTTACTACCAGAAAGGGGTTCTATGTTATATACAAATGCAGTTAATGGATTAAAGAAATACTATAAATTGCGTTATATATATAGAAGCGTTACTATAAGACGTATAGTAATTTAATACGAACTACACTCTAAAATTATGTAGTTTTGATATAGTTTTAAGAGCAAAATTTAGGAGAAATATATGGGATTTGGAGGAAGAAATAGGCTTATAGATTCACCTGAAACCTTTAAAGAATTAACGCAAGAATACTTTGATTGGGTAAAAGCAAATCCAGTGATGAAAACCGTGACTGCATCTTTTCAAGGTGAAATCTCATATCTGAAAGTTCCTCATACGAGAGGAATGACTCAATTTGGTTTAGCTGCACACATGGGGATCGGACTTACAACTCTGAAAAACTACGCTGCACGCCCTGAGTTTTCGCCTATCTATGACGATGCTATGACGTATATCAAGCATTGGAACGCTGACCTAGCCATGACAGGGGAAATCAATGCGAGCCTTGTAGCGCGATTAGATGGGCATGTGGATAAGCAGGAAGTATCGAACACTGTAACCGTGGGTAAAGATTTAAATGACTTCTATGCAGACACCAAAGCCGAGTCTTAACCCTGCGTTACGTTCATTCTGGACAACCAAGGCCCGCAATAAAATATTGATGGGTGGAAGGATGTCATCGAAAAGTTGGGACGCGGCAGGTATGGCGATTTTCTTAGCAAATAAATACAAGCTGAGATTTCTTTGTGTCCGTCAGTTGCAAAACAAGATTGAAGAATCCGTTTACTCTTTGCTGAAAATCCAAATTGAGCGTTTCGGCTTAACTGACAACTTTAAGATTACTGATAACAAGATAGAGAACAGGATTACTGGCTCTGAATTTATGTTCTATGGCCTATGGCGACATATTTCGGAAATCAAGTCTATTGAATCTATTGATATTCTTTGGAGTGAAGAAAGCCACGCTCTAACTGAAACACAATGGGAAATCTTAGAGCCAACTATCCGTAAAGAGGGTTCCGAGTGTTGGTTATTGTTCAACCCAAATTTGGTATCTGATTTCGTTTGGCGTAACTTTGTTGCAGATCCGCCTGATGATACCTTGGTTCGATTGATCAATTACACTGAAAACCCATTCTTATCTGAAACAGCAAGAAAAGTCATCGAGAACCACAAAATCAAACACCCAGACACGTTTGATAGAATCTATCTTGGTATTCCAAACTCTGATGATGACTCAAGCATTATCAAAGCGTCATGGGTTAATGCTGCCATAGATGCTCATATACTGCTTAATTTGCCCGATGATGGTAAAAACATACTTGGGTACGATGTTGCCGATAGTGGGGCGGACAAGAACGCTACAACGCATAGGAAGGGCATTGTCACGTACTGGACGGATGAGTGGAACGGTAAAGAAGATGAATTACTCAAATCTTGTACGCGAGTGCATCATAAAGCGCGTGAATTGGGTGCAACTGTAATTTATGACTCAATTGGCGTGGGCGCAGGGTGTGGTGCGAAATTCAATGAATTAAACCAGACTAATAAGTGCAGCGTGAAACATGCCAAGTTCAATGCTGGTGCAGCCGTAGTTAAACCAGAAGCATTGTACGAACGTGCCGCAGGGATTAAGAACAAAGACTTCTTCACCAACCTGAAATCACAATCATGGTGGTGCGTTGCGGATCGCTTCCGCTTGACGTATCACGTTGTGAATGCAATTAAGAAAGGTGAAACGCCACCGCCTTATCAGTTAGATGAATTAATCTCGATCAGTTCTAAAACGCCAAACCTTGAAAAGCTCAAGATGGAATTATCCATTCCTATGCGTGATTTCGACAAAAATGGTCGGGTTAAGGTAGAATCTAAAAAAGACCTTGCAAAACGTGATATTAAGTCGCCAAACATTGCCGATAGCTTCATAATGGCCTATGCACCAATTAACTCAGGGCTTAACATTAGACCAGATGCCCTCAAAGGATTATTTCCATGACCAAAAAGAAAACCTTACGCCAACGTGAAGTCGAAGCGTTAGAGCGTCAAACGCAAATCCTTGAAGGGCAATATGCGCTCACTCAACGTATGCAGAAAACCAATCTACCCAAGCACTTTGAGCCACACCAACCAATTGCAGGCGTATTGCCACAAGGCACTAAGGTTGCACCTGTCGCAATGGACTCATGCAACGGTATTTCATCGTACGCAAATACCGATCCTATGTTCTATGGTGGATTCATTGGTTACCCTACACTAACCATGATGGCTCAAAGTGCTGACTATCGAAACGTGCCTGATACCAATGCACTAGAGATGACACGCGAATGGGGCAAGATCGTTGTCAAAGGGGATGGCGAAGAAGATAGCTCGGATAAGATCCAAAAGCTCACAGAAGAATTTGAACGCATTGACGCACGAAATATCATCCGCAAGCATATCGAGAACGAAGGGCTTTTCGGTATGTCGCACTTGTTCATTAAGATTAAAGGGCAGGATGATAAGACAGATTTACCACTAATCTATGAGAACGTACCAAAGGGCGGACTTGAGGGGTTGATTCTAATTGAGCCTATTCACAGCTCCCCTGCTGCGTTCAATGCGTCCAATCCTCTTGAGTTTGACTTCTACAAAGTGAATAACTGGTTTGTACAGGGTGTGAACATTCATCAAGATAGGCTATTAACCCTCGTGACTCGACCAGTACCCGATCTATTGAAGCCTGCATACAACTTTGGTGGTTTGTCTTGGCTACAAATCATGAAGCCATACGTTGAGCGGTTCCAACGTGATACCGATTCAATCAGTGATCTTATTTCCAAGTTCAGCTTAACTGCCCTCAAAACTAACATGGAGACCATCTTGCAAGGTGGTGAAGAGGGTGCAAGCCAACTATTAGCTCGTGCACAAATGATGGGAGCTTTCCGTGACAACTTGAATATGTTGCTTATGGATATGGAGGGTGAAGACTTGGTGCAGATCAACACTCCAATGACAGGGCTTGTGGATTTATGGGCCAAGTCTCAAGAGTTAATGGCAATGCCTTCTCATACGCCATTGGTGAAACTGACAGGCATCACACCGTCGGGGTTGAATGCGTCTAGTGATGGTGAAATACGTGTATATAACGATTGGATTAGTGGACTTCAAAACGCTTTCATTCTTCCGCAGATCATGAAGATTCTACGCATTGCTCAAATGTCATTGTTTGGCGAGATTGACAATAATATCTCGTTTGAATTTAACTCACTCAAGCAAATGGATGATAGTGAACTGGCTGATCTCAACCTCAAGAAAGCACAGACCGCAGGGGCATTGATTGAAGCAGGTGTATTATCGCAAGAAGATGAGCGTTCACGACTAAGCAATGACCAAGATTCAGGCTATGGATTCATTGATCCTGATAAAGTTCCTGAGCAGATGGATTTTGACTTGACAGATGAGACGGAACAATAGTATTATCCTGTTATTGGTTGAATCTGTGGGCGACACAGTGGGTTGCAGGTTGGTATAGTGTTAAACCCCCTATTCATAAAGAATATCTGTAAAGCAACTATTCGCACGTTGCCAACCAACAAACTCCCTAATACATGGAGACCTAGCGGAAGTCTAGCCCTCGGACTAAACAAGTAACTAGGCAAAGGAATTAATGTATCTAGTACCGCGTCTTTCTTCATTTTACGCGACTCAGCATGTAACCGCCCATGTGTGCGAAAGGCGGTAGTTTTAATCGGTCTGATGAGCTAGTGGAATTCTAGCGAAACATTTTAAATGTCACCGCATATCACCCCTAGAAATAGGTTAAAGCTGTCAACCAAAAAGGTGTAATAGGTTGAACGGTGTATCACGATGTTAGTGGTTGATTAAAGTAGCCCACTATAAAGCCGATACAGGCAACGAACCTTTACGAGAACCGCTGCGTTAGTGCGGTAATTTTAGAGAGTGAATATACGCCAATGTAGCAGAGCGGCTTGGAAAGATAGACGTATCTTTTATTTAAACAAGTGGTTGTCACGCCTTACCGACTGTTCACTCTACTAAAGCTATAACAAGCCCTGCCCCGTGCAGGGTTTTTTAATGCTACAATATTTTTATTTATTCCAAGTCTAACCATGAAAAGAAAAAAGCCCACCACACTTCCCCCAATTCATCCGAACTTAGGCATTGAGCGATGGTACAAGCGCCAACTCATGCAGATCATCAATGAGATTCAAGCCGAAGTAAAATCAGACATTCAAAGCAACTATAAATCACAAGCCAATATGGTTGCAATGGATGGATTCAGTGATTGGCTAGGGCACTCAATGGACTATTTGCTAGGCAAGTGGACTAATAAGCTCAATGCGCTGTCAGATCAAGTAGCAGAGCTGTTTGTCACTAAGTCGGTACATAACTACGACAACCAACTCAAGAAGCATCTACGCAAAGCAGGGTTTACCGTAAGGCTGCAAATGTCACCTTATACGGAAGAAATGCTCAAGGCTGCAATGGGTGAAAATGTCGGGCTGATTAAATCAATCGGTGCGCAGTATCTCGGCAAGGTTGAACAAGCAGTCTGGGCGAGTGTTAAAGGTGGATTTGATTTAGGCACACTGTCACAAGAGCTGCAACATGCTTATGGGGTCACAAAGAACAGAGCCGACCTAATTGCGCGTGATCAAGGTGCTAAAGCTAATGCTGTTATTGAACAGGCAAGACGCAAAGAGCTAGGCATCACAAAAGCAATATGGAAGAAAAGCACAGGTGGTAAAACTCATCGTGCAGATCATGAAAAAGCAGATGGAACGGTATTTGAAGTGGATAAAGGGTGTTTGATTTCGGGGAAATATATATTGCCGTCTGAGGAAATAAACTGCAAGTGCTACAGCTTATCTGTTATTGACGGCATTATAGGTTGACATTGATAATACAATAGTATTAATATTGGGGTACTTTATAGGAGATATAACATGGAATCAACACTAGGTTTATCAGTTGCACTAACATCGCTATTGCTTTACTTCCTTCCTGTCATTATTGCCTTTATACGTGGTCATGAATCGCGTTGGGGGATTTTCCTTATGACGCTGTTCTTGGGTTGGACTATGCTGTTTTGGTTTTTCAGCCTTGTGTGGGCAGTTTCCGCTAAAGGTGGCAACGGTGGCACAACGATTAATAATATAAGGAATGGTTAATGAAAGGGCTAATTAAAGTAACACCTGAAAGCCTGCTCAACATGGTTAATAGCGCATCTGAGTACATGCAAAGTTTCAATAAAGAAGATTACGCTGAAAAGAAAATGATATGGTCTTGGCGTAAGTTTAAAAAGGTTGAATGGACTTACTACAAGGGAATGCCATTCTTTTATCAGTATAGAAATTCGCTATTACCACACATGAAAAAGCTTTCAGATATTGCCAAAAATGCAATAAACACAGGTGATGAAATATGGCTATCAGAATTATCTTATTGTCATTTGTTAATGTTGTCTAGAGGTGATAGCAACGCAAACCCTATTTATATTATGGATTATTAAATGACCCCCACACAAATCAAGTCCCAAGCCCCGCAAGGCGCGACACATTACGACATTGAAGGCGGTAAAGCTGTTTACTACAAGGTGAATAATCTAGGCTATACGATGCGATATGATGGTGTGACATGGTACGCCTTGTATGGAGCATTGATTCAAAACTACAAACCGCTTTAATGCGGTTTTTTAATTCGCATCATGTTAATATTGTTTTTATTTTAAAGAGCAACTTAGATGACTGATATTGTACCAGTTCCGAATTGGGGTGGAGTTCGACAACTAGAAACGAACGAGTACGCTAGAGGTGGCTTAAATGGGAACATGAATGAGCAGGCTAAATCTTTAGCTGGTCAAAATATGTATTCTCGACTCTATGCTGGGCTGCCTTTTGATCCTGTATTCACTTCTCAGGTTGGTGGATTCCCGATTGGTGGAAAGGTTGCATTAGAGAATGGCGACATTGTTCGATCTACTGTTGCGAATAATACTGTTGATCCAAATGTTGATATGGTGGGGTGGATCAATACCGCGGATAAAGACTATGTCGGACTATCTAATGTTGACAATACGTCAGATATTGATAAGCCAGTTAGTACTGCAACCAACTTGGCAATCATCTCCGCAACTCAAGATAAAGTATCAAATCAAGATTTGATCTCCGCAGTATCACCAAAAGCCGATAAGACTTATGTTGACTCTGCGGTTGGCGCGATCAGCACAGACGGATCTAAGCAATATGCAACATTAGCCCTAGCTAATGCAGATATTTCAAACATCGCACTGAATAAAAATGTGTTTGTAAGCGAGGAGGCTAATGGCGGGTATTGGTACAAAGCAACAGCAGGAGCAACAAGTTTAACTAAAAGTCCTTATGATCCACTGACGCAGGCGAAAACATATACTGATCAAAAAACAGAAAAATCAGTACAGGGTGTTGTTGGGAAAAATTTATTTAATCCCAATGCTTCAGATGTGGCGATAGGTTACTTTCCTAGCAACACTACTGGAGTCCTCACTGCAAATACCTCATACAACACAACTGGGTTTATTTCAGTTAACTCAGAACAGCAATATACAATATCGGTAAAGCATTATTGGTGTTGGTATGATGCAAATAAAACCTTCATTTCGGGTACGAATGATTCAAATACAAATAGAACACAAACAGCTCCGATTAATGCAGCGTATATGCGAGCATCTGCAAGAAATACAAATCTATCTTGGGTAGATTTACAAATCGAACAAGGCTCTGTTGCTACGACATACGAAGCTTACCGACTATTGATTCAGCAAAATTCATTGCCCAATTTAATTATATCTAGCCCAAAAATTGTAAGCCGTAGTGTTGGGATGGAGAAAGTAAATTTTGTTCAGATAGGTAAAAACTTATTTAGCAAAAATGCAGCAACAATTGGCATGTACGTTGGTCAAGATGGTTCGTCTGGCTCAAGTGCAAATCTGTGCGTTTCAGCATACATACCTGTCATATCCGGTCAGCAATACACAGCGCGATCTAGCGCGAGCATGACTTACGGAATACGGTTTGCGTGTTTTTATGATGTAGCGAAAAACATTGTTGCAGGTGGAATTAATAGTATAGATACTACTGCAACAACATTCACTGCCCCTGTTGATGCTGCGTATGTGAGGATAACAATCAATGTAGCAAGTCTTGCAATATTTCAGCTTGAAGCAGGTGCTATTTCCACAACATACGAAGCGTATAAAGCGACATTAATCGGCGAAAACGGTGAACAGATTGTTGCGCCAATTTCTGAAAATTCGGTTACTTCGCTCGCTCTACAGGCGCAATCAGTCTTGCCGAGTAAGACTAATTTTTTACAAGCAAGCAAAAACTTATTCAATAAGGTTAGTGCGACAATTGGCAAATATATTAATGGGAACTCTGGGGAGCTTGCAGATAATGCAACTTACGATACATCTGACTATATTCCTGTTGTCGCATTAGCTCAGTACACGTCAAACAGGTCGATGAGGTTTCACGCATTTTTTGACGAAAATAAAAATTTCATTGTGGGCGGAAGCAATACAGCGAGCACAACATTTACCCCGCCTACAGGCGCTGCATTTGCAAGATTAACAATATCACATACTGATTTAGACTTATTTCAAATTGAGCTTGGTTCTACTTCAACGAGTTTTGAGAATTACGGATATATTTTAAAGCTTCTGGATAATACGCCAATTTTTACAGATGCTAGTTCAGCATCAAAATGGAAAGGGATGAAGTGGGCTTCGCTAGGGGACAGTATTACTGCAATGGCGACGTGGCAAGGGTTTGTTGTCGATGCTCATAGTTTTACTTGGACAAACTTTGGTGTTAGCGGCACGAAGGTAAGCGGTGCATCAGGCGATGCAAATGCAATGTGTCAAGATACACGAATCAATGCAATACCAGTTGATACAGATTTAGTGACGATGATGGGTGGCACTAACGATTGGGCGCAAAACGTACCACTTGGCGATATAAATTCTACAGATCCACTCACATTTTATGGTGCATTAAATACTTTTGCTCAAAAAGCATTTACACGTTGGCCAACGAAACGCATTGCTGTAGCAACTACACCTTACGGTGAAATTCCAGATTATACAGGTCGCGCAGGGTGGACAAGCCCTGCGCATAATAGCCTTGGATTAACTACAAATGACTATGCGGAAGCTATTCGTCAATTCTGTAAACGTAAAAACGTACATTGTATTGATGTCGCTTTAAGTGCTGGATGGGGAACATACAATATTACTGAGGCATTGGGAGGAAGTACTACTGATCATCTGCATCCTGCATCAGGCTCTAATGCAGCAAAAGGAATTGGTGCTGCGTACATTAAAGGGCTTAAGGATATTGAGCCTGTATAAAGCACAACAAACCACAACAAGCCCTGCTCTTTAATTAGATCGGGGTTTTTTATTATCTAATTGTTTGTGTTAATATCAATTTTATTTATAAGTGTTTAAAGGCATGAATAAAAACACAGTCGCATTCGATAAAGCATCTGCACGAAGCTATGATGCAAACGGTCACTTAATCGTTGATAGCACAGTCATTACTAAGGCTGCGGTTAATCCATATTACGGCAAAGAAATCCCAGACTATGAATCTTTAGGGCTTGATCCTGAAAAGATTTATAACATGCTCCGTGATCCCACTGAACTTGAAAAAGGGATGCACACGCTAGGCGAGAAACAACTTTTAATTAAGCACATCTTTGTATCTGCGGATGAGCCACAAAAGGAATCCATTGCAGGGACGATTGGCTCAAATCTTGAAATGGTTGGTGATGATGTAAAAGGCTCATTAACGGTATGGGACAAGGAGGCAATCAACCTGATTGAATCAGGTAAACTTGCTGAACTATCTGCATCCTATTTCTATGATCCTGTTATGAAAAGTGGCACTTTCAATGGACAGCCTTATGATGGTATTATGACGAATATTCGTGGTAATCATGTCGCATTAGTCGAACGTGGTCGAATTGGGCGTGATGCGCTTGTAGCTGATGCTCTACCAAAACTTATGGAGTTAAACATGAAATTAAAGAAAGGGGCTGCTACTAAAGTTGCAACAGTAGCGAAATCCATCTTGGTAGCAAAAGGCTTAGCTGCTGATGCAGA